TAGTGGCTGTTATTTTCTCAAGATATTTCTGTTTGGTTTTGTAATGGCCTTCAACGCGCTGACCGTGCCCACGTTTATAGGCGTTCCAACCCTTACCAAAACGGAAAGTCACTTTCTCACCGCAGCCACATTTACAGGTAGGCGCTTCTTGATCCTTGCTGCCGGCTGGGATTTTGGCAACACCATGCCCTTTACAAAATTTTGCCCAACCACGAACACGTTTCCATTTGACTGGCCGACCGCAGCCACATTGACAAAGCGGAGGGGTATCCCCAGACATAGGAATACGCCCATTAAATGGCAGTCCTTTAGTGCGGTGTTCAATCACATGGCAACTACTGCAAAGGGGTACTAAAGAAGAATCATCACCAGGAATAGTGTGGTGCGCATGTATGTCATCATTTCTTCCGCAATGGTGGCAAACATGCCCAGCGACTAAAACGGCGCGAGCTTCTTTATATGCTTGCGTAGCGTAAACACCCGGTCCCGTAGGCTCTTTATCACGTGCTCTGTTTCCTGCATATTTTGCAAGTAAAGTTTGCGATAGTTTCTCATCTTTTGGGAAATTCTTTTTTACTGATCTGATATAGTGTCCATTACAAAAATGATTCCAACCAAAACCAGGACGCCAGTGTCAAGGGGTATTTAACCAACAGTAAGGCGCGGACCCTTATAATACCTGAGCAAATGTGGTATTTGGTCTCTAATGTCCTTATTATATTGAACTATCCTTGCCCCGTAACCAGCATTAGTAGCGCTAGATGTAGTTGAAATCGCTTGTGAGAGTCCGTCAATCCCAATTGATTGCGAAGCAATACCAGCACCGGCAATCATATCGCCGGCCACGTTGAACGGACCCATAGAAGCGATCATCCCCACGATATGCTTTATGTCCGGTGGGAATTGGTCTAACTCTGGATCGCGTGGACTCACCGCGTTTGGATCACGTGGCCTACCAAACCCAGCTTCATACGTTACTCTAAACGCATCGGGAATGAATTTGTTGTTCCCGTAAATCAAAGGCAACCATGCGCCCGACGCACCTAACAAAATCGTACCCGCCGTTCCTGTACCAGGCACCATTTGGAGCTGGCCATCGAACCGTTGAATATGCAGCCAGTCTTTCTCGAAAACTTTGACCACTTGCTCGCCAGGTAATACCAGCTTGCACTCGTTCACCCCGATTACCGGGTAGTGGCTAAGCTTAAGCCAAATGTATTTGTCGTAGTCATACTTGAAGTAGTCGTTACGCTCCTCTACATATTGTCTAGGCAAGATAGGCAAGTCTAGGCGCTTCTCAATCCAATCGACCGCGGCCTTGATATACCAAACGAACATGGCATTGCTGTACGGCACGCCTTGGTCATTGGTAAGATCTACCCCGAATAGGTAAATGTCTTTCAGCTCTTGAATCGAGATAACTTGTAACGCCGGCTCTGGTGCTCCACGTTCAGGATCGGAAAACACGTCAAACGCTTGACTAACCGTATTGTAATAACGAAATTTGTAATAGTAGTCGGCTGCCCCATTGCTGTCGATGTAATCGTAAGAGGTTTTGTCTTTTTCAAGGCGTGGTCGCGTACCCGGCGCCGTCACTTCGGCATAAGCACCTGTAGGACCGTTGACAGACCTCCACACTTGGATTGCATCGAACGTCAGCATTACCGCGTTTACGTCGTCTACAACGATTGTAGTGGTAATGGGTTCCAGAGTTTCGCAGCTCATCGCAGCTCCTATCAAACCCACGTTACCAGATTTTGTGTTGCTAGGTTAGGCACAGTCCGGATTACATCCAGCCCGGTAGTCTCAATAAGCAAGTTGACCTGAGCTAAACGCTCCAATTCCAATTCAAAATAGCCGTTAGAGTCAGTCACGGTACACGCAACTGGATCTCCCTCTTGTACCCCATTAACCGTTTGCGGTGTTACTGAATACGCTCGCACGTGGGCGTTAACCACGGGAATTCCAGCAGCATTTCTCAAAGTGCCGTAGATCACACACAAATTGGGTGAACTGGGGGGAGTGATTATGATTACAGTGGTTCCCAAATAGGTAACCGTAGCATCTATAGTCACCACCAATACTACTGGAACGGTGAATGTATAGCCCGATTTGAAAATGCGTAAGTTGTAAGTTCCTGGGTCCAAAGTGATAGCTACGTTCCCCGAAACTGGCGTCCAAACACGTTGCACAAAATTTAGATTAAGCGCGTCATACACATCGATTTGCACGCCTTGAAGTGGGGTTATCCCATCACGTATTTGAATGGTTATTTGTTTGGAACCCGCACTTGCTATAAAGGCCACAGCAACCATTTGCTCCCCCAGCCAAATAGTTCCGTAGGTGCTGTAAATCTGTACGTCGTACACACCTATGCTTGGTGGCGTGTACGAGTATTCGTATTCACCGCTTGTCCCTATCTCGGTAATCGTAACTGGTATGGCGGTAGGCACCGAGTCTTTGTAAACCAGTGTCAAAAAGTTGCCGGCGAGAAGTCCAGAGTGCTTGGTGATCCCATCGTTCTTGAAAATGGGGAAATGGTCTACAACCAACGAACCTACTTGGACTTCTCGGCTCATCCTACACTTCCTTTGGCAGTTCTCGAAAGAACTTAGGCCATTCCTCACAGTAGTCTAGCAAATCTTCAGGCGATGTATACTCAGGTTCAAACCTGTGGGTATTCGGTAGCTCAGTAGTCGCCTTGAACATCTTGGCATAAAGCTCAGAACACTTATTCCCGCTGGTACTATGCAATGGGTGTTGTAGCTTCTTTTTGAACACCCGCCACACAAACAACCACACGCCCAAAACGGCCAATCCTTGGAAATCGTACCATTGCCCAATTTCACCGCGAATAGCGTTCAACGCGGTTCGCACATCGAACAAGCATTCAAACTCTTTGTATACGCCATGGCGGGCTTTCTCGGCTGGACGCATTAGCACCATAGGCCAAGTAGCCTCTGCTACCCACTCACCGCCCCACATCTCAGACGGGTATTGCAGAAGCACATGACTGACCCTACCAGCGGTCAACCAACGAATTGCTTTGCTCATAAAAGTGTCAGACCTTGTGAATACAATACGAACCATAGCTTACCCCCTCCCATTCTTTTTGCGTGAACGGCTACCACCAACAAACAAGTCTATGCGCTTGTTGATTTTCAATACATCCTCGACTACCCGCCCCGCGAAATGACTGAGTTCAGCGGATAATATCTTCAAAGTGCTTCTGGTTCTTTCAGCGCATTCTCTGCAACGGGCATCGAGCGCTGCCAAGTCTTTTTCTAGAGTCATAACCCGTAAGGGTAACTTCTCGCGTGCTGAATCGTAGGCCGTTGTATGTCCGTTCATGGCTAATCCTTCAAGAAATCTGATTCTTCTTCAGGAATAAAAGATAGCTGCTCGGTTCCCCAAGCCCACTGCATAGCCGCCTGACATCTCGGGCACGTACCTCCCTGCAACGGGGTTTCTGTATAGAAAACGAATTTACACTTTGGGCATTCCCCACGAAGAATTTGTTTTGCCCAAAGCTTTATTTCCCGACGTTTGTCATCGGTTAACTTAATGAAGTGGGAATTCTTCACATAGTGAACCGCCAGCACTTTGGCTGGCAAGGCAATTTCCAACGTAACCTCTTTACCGCGTAACAGCATGGCCTACCTATCAATCTCCCGTCACTTGGGCATATCGTTGACTTGTCCCACAATATCATAACTCGCAATCCACCAAATTGCGACCAGCACCCCTAGCGTATCGGCCACCATATCTCGCCATGATGCACCGTATCGAAAGCACCCATCGAGGATAATTTCCCAAGGGACCATCATGATGAACCAGATAATGAACCCAGCAAGAAAGCGGTTCAACCCAAGTCTGTACCCAAGCCAAGTACCCAAAAAGCAGGTAAGAAAATGGCATAGCTTGTCAGGCACCTGGAAATTCCAAGCTTTAGATAAGCCTAATTCATCAAGGCGAAGAACCTCCCACCACCAGTTGTCAGGTTCCCAATGAAAACCTAGCCACTTCATACGGTCAATACCCTTGCCAGTTTGAGAGTTACAGCAACCTTCAATCCAGTATGCCCATAATTGTGGACGGTAATTTTACCCTTCCATTGCGGCAATAGCACTTTAGGTTCTACGACAGGCATCGACACTTCTATGTTGTTCGACCCAAGAAGTATGCACTTGTT